CATCTTTGTTAGCTGCTACGCCATCACTTAATGTGTGCACTCTGAATAAATCCTGTCTCGTACCACCTGTTGTTTGTGATATAATCCACGGTGTAGTTGCATTTGTATATTCCGCTTGGCCAAAATCGAGTGCCGCCGAGGAAGTTTCAAATATCAATGTGGACGAACCACTTGCACTATCAAACGCATCGGGGAATGTTGCGTACATGTAGGCATTCTTCGTATTTTTTGGATCTGTTCCAAACGCATTATAGAAGAAGTTTGTACTGCCCGAATAAGCTGATAATGCGGATGCAGAAACTCCTGCGGCTCCAGACGATGATATGACTAGAGAGAAACTCGCGGATGTACCTCCTACTGCTACATTCGTTAAACTACTTCCGGAAATATTGGGATGGAACGCACCCAACAGATGCTTACCCCCAGATCCGGTGACATACAATAATGCGGATACTGTCGTTGATCCAGAATATCCGGTTAATCCTAACACACGAACTATCGTTGCAACCCCAGACTCTTGCAAATAGTTCATTACGGTATATCCTAAATATGAATCCTCATCAGGTACACCAAAACGGTTTTGAAACTCAGTCTGAGAACGCACAATAGTCGGAATAAATGCCGGACCCTTGCTTGTTACGCCGATAAAAGCTCCACCAATTTCTGATATGCCTTGGGTAAGGAACGATAAATCACGTTCACGAGTAAATACGCCGGGGCTTACAAGACGTTCTGCCATAGAATCTCTCCACTAAATTACTTTTCTGGTGTAAAGTTACCGGTTTCAAGGTCGAGTGACCCAGCACCGTACTTCGTAGTCAATTTCGTAACCAGATTTTGTTCTGTCACTGCCAATTCTTTATATTTTTGCAGTGCTGCTTCTTTTTGCTTTTGTAAAAACGCCAATTCTTCTTCCAATAAATCTTTAGAAATTACCAGTTGTCCTAATTGACCAAATAGTTCTGCCATCTGATCTCTAAGCGTTCCAGTTTCTTTCAATTCCTCGGCGGTAAATGTAATAATGTCTGTCATAAAACCTCTTGCGGTATGTAACTGTACTCGTACCATAAATATACAGTTATTTTTACAAACATCATAATTTCGTTACTATTTCTTCCTTAAACACAATTTTCTTGACCGTAAACCCAAGCTTGGTGGTAGAAGTGGGGTGCCGTTGAGTGTCCAATATCCGTTCGGGCAACAAATATGCACTAACATTCATATTAAAGGTACATTTTACCATACGATCCGCATTACTTATGAATTCAGTAGTTGTTTTGTAGTCCTGAACCTCGACTAAGAATTTATATTTGTTTCGTTCGCCCCAATAGTCCTCTGTCTCAAATGAAATTTGTTCGACCAACTCATTAAGCTGTGAAATGAACTCTGTCCACAAAATAACCTCATAATTCAACACATAATAATCTGGTATAACTACATTTATGAGTTCTTGTGATGGTTTAATGCCGTTTTGTGTTGTAAATCGATCATATGCATTTCTGCGATTCCATCCGGTCACAAGTGTCTGATGATGATAACGATTCATGGGGTTGTTCATTTTATTACGACTCATCATAGTTCTGTTCATGAGAATAAGTGGTAATTGCAACTTACCCTGCTTGTCTCGGAGTACCCCATTTTGTTGCACTGCTGCCCATCGTTCTGGATTAGCATACAAAACGGGAACAACAATTTGTGTACCATTTTGAGTTACGGTTGGTTTAATACGATCATTGAGATAGTTGACTAAAGTTTCATCTATATTATATAACCCCACTTTAATATCAACAAAATTACTATTTTCAATAGCAATTTCATTGGCTCTATTAGATGCTGCTGTAGTATCAACTTGTGCGGTAACTACTTGCTTGCCATCTATAGTCATACTTGTCGTGCCTCAATATTTAGACCACTACGACGAGTGATGTAAGTTTTACAAATAACCGACATGTTATAATCTTCACGGCTGGCAATTAGTTGTTGCTCATTAACATTGAAGATATCATAATAATTTCCGTTATAGTTAATTATATCCCCCGTTTCTGGATATACATTCTGATCTTCCAAAATTTTTCGTACAAATCGAAATTCTACTTCTTGTTTAACATCGGGACCGGCTCTACTCTCTTCAGTGGTAGTTATTTCACCATATGAAATTAACGCATGTATCTCAATTCCATTATAGCGTATTTTATCCACCGCTTCACCATATAAATTGGTCTTAGTTTGTTCTACAATAATTTTACACAGTGTTACGGTGACATCAATAACATCTTGAATCAATTCTTTGTTAATTCTATTGATAAAATCAAAATCTCTGCGTCCTACAAATTTAGGCATGGTTTACTTAACCGATATAAAAAATTAACGGAATCTTCTCAAATATTTCTTGAGTTGCTTTTGCTATTTCATTCTGCCGTAGTATCTGTTGCTTCAATCCAGTTTGTTCTAATGTTTCCCGAAGCTCTTTGATCAATCCTTCCTTCTCTGCGGTTGCTTCCCGGCGAAGAATTTCCCCGTCCAGAAGAATTTCGGCATTTGGAATGGGAATGCGTTGATATTTAGACCGAATCATTCCCAATAACTCTTTCGCTAGTGCGAGGGTATACTTGTAGATCCACTGGCGCCCCATGGAGTTAATATTATTATATTCAATGTGTTGATACGGGATATTTGAATAATCAGACACCCGACTACCCGAGGCGCTACCAGAAGCGTATATTCCACCCTGTTTATCATCTACCACCATGTAATCAAAGTATATAACACCATCAAATTGAAATAACGGTGTAAATTTAATGATATTATTAGCAAGTTCAAACGAATACGCTGATTTACGAATCATATCATTCAATTCAATGGCCTGCAGACGCAATAAATCTTCATATGCGGGCATCATAACGAATGTGACAGCAGGAGAATACCCATCAAACCCAAATTCCGACATAAGATTGGTTAATCCAAGCCCCGTCGTGGCGAACGGATCATAATATCGCGCAATGGCGGGTTTCATGGTGTGATATACCCGACGAATTTCTATTGCCTTAGAACTTTCACTCACATCCGCCCATAATGTCTTCAAATCATATTTTTGAGTGCCCACGACAGTATTAATGTGACCCCGTTTCATGGTTACATCCCCACCTGTTTCGGCTTCTACTCCATAGACGGATGAAAGACGAACAATTTGGGGTAATGCGGTCTTAATAATATTCTGCCCAGTCAAAGAAGTTGATGTTGACATGCCCTGTGCGGTTAACATATACTCTCGGGCTAACAATTGATTCACTTGTGCCCCATATGCGAGCGTAGCTTCTTCAAAACAGGTGTATATGTTTACTTCTGTTAATTCTACATCTAAAACCGGATATCCAAGACGAGTAGCAACAAATTTTGCTACTCGTGGGGCTTCTGAAATGAAATCGGCTTCTAAATCAAATATTGCAAACGGAGTCAATCCTTGCGGATCTCCCGCAGTTCCATCATATACAGTCGGTTCGGTTGTTATTGGCATATAATTCGTATTCCCCAATATGGGTTACACATTCATTCTATAAATAGATAATAACTCGGCAAGGGAGTGATTTATGCCGTAAATGAAAAGGGAGAGACTTTCATCTCTCCCTCTCATTATCCCTTACTCATCATACAAAGTATTGCTTAGATACGGTTAATACCTTCAACAATAATCTTGCCAAAAAATTCGGGACGTACAACTTTCTTCGCATAACGAGTCATAACCCCGCGCCTTGGCGTGAAATTATCAGGATCATAAACAAGCGGAGTCATAATTAATGGAATATATGGAGCGTAAACAGCACCAGTTTCCAAGAAGTTATTTCCACGGAAGCCCATGACGATAACATTTTCTGTCATGTATGGGTTCTTGTAGATGGTCCAACGATTTTGGAACGAACCAATCTTTGTAATACCAGCAGAGAATTCCATCTTGTCGCCATCTGTGTTCGCGAAGAACCCGGGGATGGTTTCAATGACGGTTGCTACGGTCGGAGACAATACTGCGAAATTTGCCCCACCACGCATAGTAAGCTGATGAATACGGTTGGAAACCTTCTGCATCTTCTGACCTAGTGTTTGATACCAAGTCATGTTGGTCCATGCAGTTCCTGCAAATGCATTTTGTACAAACGCACCGGTAACTGAATTGTATTCCTTACCAATTTCCGTTGACCAGTAATCAACCGTTTGTGCGTTGACATTTAACATATCAAGAATTTCAAGATCGATTTCAACTGAAATGTAATCACTTAACATTGCAGTCAATTCTGCTTCGGCATCAACGCTATGATATGCGTTTAAGTCCTGAGCAAGTTCTGGCGACCAAACGGCCTTTAACTTACGTGTCTTGGCAACGATTGGTTCAGAACGGAGTTCTAGATTCAATTCTGGAATGTTAATATTTGCACCAGAAGTATCTTCATAATCACCACGAGAAGAATCTGTTGGTTGACCAACATATGCTACTGAGGTGATTGTTCCACCAGTTGGAGCAACAAAACTAATTGTTGAACCGTCTGCTGACAACTTGGTGTGAACTTGAAGAGTACCGGTACCGAAATTGACACCAGATCCAGAAGGTAAGAACACACGAACTGAACTTACATCAGGAGATGGTGAAGTACCGAGTGCTGATACAGTAACATCATAACGAACAAGCGATGCGGTATCAATACCCGTGAAGTCCACATCAACCGGCGCAGCAACTGCTGCCGAGGTAATACTTAATCCGGTCTTGTTTTGATCGTTAATGGTGTAACCAAAACGACCTGCTCCGTAGAATCCACCACGGGGTAGGGTGCCAGAACCACTGGTGGTACCATAGACTGATCCACCGGAAGTTTGGTTGTTCAAACTGTTGTTATACTTGAAATCCATGTAGAATACCAAACCTGCTGGTAAATTCATGGGTTGGACAGAAACGAAGTTCTTACTTGCGATTTGTCCGAACACCTTACGAACGAGCGGTAGTGCCACACCGGCCCAGTTTTCACCTGTTGATCCGTAAGAGTTTGTATAGGAGTTTTCTGTCAGAAGTTGACTTGCCTGATTCTCAAGAAGAACTGCCATTCCTTGCTTATCATTACCCTTCAACCCTTCAAGAAGTCCAGAACCTGCCCACTTTTCACCGAGTTTCCGAGTTTCTTCGGTCAAACGCTTGTGAGAAGAAGCAGCTTCATTAATATATTGTGATACATCTACGTGTTCCATAATTCTATAATCTCCCTAGAGGTTAGTTATCTTCTTTGAGTATGCCTGCGAGGAACTGTAATCTATTCGTATGCTTACTCACTTCAGTAATTATTTCTTGCTTGGGGGCAGTCGTGACGGATGGCTTACTAGCCATTCCTTCCGTAACTGTTACCCTCTTGCTCGACCTAACTTTACGAGGAGTCGTGGAGATATTCTCAGCCAAAGCTGCGTATACCAACTTCACTTCGCGTACAGTGGTCGTGCGATCAATATTTTCAACAATACTAACCTTCTGTTCATTGGTCAAACCAGCAATACGAAATAGCTTGTTTGTAAACAAAAGTTTGGCATTGAGAAGATTGACCTCGTTGAGTTTCCCGCGTAAGAATTTAACTGCTCTACGGAATTCGGAGTTCTCAGTTTGTAAACTTGTAATCTCTGAAGCCATTTGTTCATAATTGGAGACTTCAAACTCATCAAGTATTTCTTTCAGGTCAAGCTCTTCTTCAGAACCTTCTTTAACAAAGTTCTGGCCACTATGATCCTTTTCAGTATCAGCCGAACTTGCTTTCTTATAATCTGGCGACGGGGCTGCGCCTTCGGCACCTTCATATGATGTTGTAGCAGATCCCTTATTTTCTAAGTCACTGCCAGTAAATTCCTTCCCCTTATTATCAGGAGTGGAAGTACCAATGCCACTAGAAGTAAATTCAGACGGCATCTTGTTATCACCACCAGCAATAGCGGAAGAACCAACTGGTACACTTTCTACCACAGATTCTTCTTTTCCTTTATCAAGAAATGCTGGAACTTCAGCATCTTCTTCACCTTCAGCATCTTCTTCACCTTCAGCATCTTCTTCACCAGCATTAGCTTGTGCATTTCGAAGAGCTTCAATATCAGCTTCTAAATCTTTGATAATGGATTCCAGATCAAGATCAAATTCATCATAATCTTCGTCGCCTTCTTCACCCTCTTCGCCAGCACCCATGTCATCCAATCCATCCAAACCAGCACCTGCTGCTAGATTGTCATCAGATGGAACATCAACTTCTGTTTGTGCCGGGCCGGGGCCTTTCTTTTCTAAATCGCTACCGGTAAATTCTTGCCCGATGTTTCCTACGGGACCAACATCACCATCAGTAGCAGAATCGTGCGCATCAGGAGAAGGAACCTTATTAACACCGGCTCCAATACCAGAAGTGCCCAATTCACCAGTGATTTGACTGGTTCCATCTTGACTATTAGTTGCCGCAAAGTCATCTGGAGTTTGCCCGGGGATTCCGGCACCGCCAGCAATTGCGTTTCTCATATCTTTCTCAAGCTTTTCATCGGAGGTTGCTTCGTCCTTTAATCTTTTTGCAATCAAAGCCTTGATTGCGGGAGTAAAGGTTTCCTCTAAAGCAAGTCTTGCATTGGCAATAGCTGATTCACGAACCGCTTCTGCATCTGCAATCGCTTCCTTTACGAGTTTGTTTGTAAATGTCGCCATATTTGATACTCCATCATCGAAAAGCTATTAAGAAAGCTTTTAACTTTGTTAAGTAAAGTATTGAAGCATCTTATCATTGCAAGATGCATTTCAATAATATATAGTATTAAAATTCGAAAAAACAGTATTTTTTAGATATTTCGTTTATCAGAACGCTCTTGGCGGCGCTCCTCTCGTTTTCTTCGTTTAATAGATTCTTGCGCTCGGCGCACCTTCATCTTAGATGGTTTGAGATAATATTGCCTATTACGAATCTCTGTCATTAATTCTGCCTTCTTCACCCTCTTACTAAATTCTCGTACTGCCCGTAACAGATCCTCTTTAGAATCTCCATTAACTTTTATATACATAATTTAACCTTTTTCTTTCTCTTCTTCGATTTTAATAGTTGGTTCCGTAACAATAACATTACTTTGTACGGAAAGTTTTTTGTGTTCTAATTCTATATTTCTTACTGTGGTTTCTTTATTTGCAATAACTTCTTGTCCACGAACTTTTGCATTTACCACACCTTTCACTGCTGCCTGAACCATATCCACGCCTGCTAATGTGGCCAAAAATATCAACCAATCATTATCTGGTATATCATTTTTATAAATGTAATCCCACGCCGTCCATGCGACGATCAACATCGTAAAATATATGCGAACTGATGTGGTACTAACCAAATTAAATACTTCTACGGCTCTTTCCCAATTGATATTCTTCATGTTGGGCCTCTACAGATAGTTGTTTATCCAAAACCTTATTCTGTAGTAACTTTAATTTTTCTAGTAGACCCACTCGACGGAGAAATTTAAAGGTAATATTTTCCGTTGAATGAACTCCACCAGCACGTAGCCCAGATTGCCTAAACCGTTTAATCTTATCTCTCAGTAATACAATCCTTTCATATAGACGGTCGAACTTTTTTTGTTTAAACTGCTTTAGTAGCTCATTATACATAACTACAAAGTATTGCATCTTACTATTAACATCTTTTACATCATATATTGGATGGTCTTTGTGGGGTTCTTTGATCCACTTATCGTTGAGAACACTATATAATCCGGTTGAAACATGTGCATTATCTTTATCTTCTGCATACACTTCAACTTCATACCCCTTGACTGTGATATTATGCTGTTCATTCCAATTTGCCTTCGCCAATATAAAAAACTGTGCCGCCAAATCTAGATCGGCGTCAATTTCCGTGAAATTAAATATAAGATGCAAATCTATATCGGATAAGTCCGAATAATTATAATTCGCTAGACTCCCCGTGAATACAACATCTAAAACTTTTGGTTTGGTTTCTAATGTAATGGAGGTGTAAAACATTTTTGCTATTTTTAACAGAGCACCCCGAATCTCGGGGTACAATTGATTATGACTATTCCACAACTTACCATTTAGCTCTGGTTGCACCTTGAGGGATTTTACTAAATCATCAAATGTCATATTATGTACGATTACATTAGGAATCGTAGTATTTCGGGGAGGGAGAAGTTCCATCCATGGCGTCTTTATCATCTTGCGCCTGTCGATCATACGAAGAATGTTTATTGCGAGCTTTACTCTCTCTGTTTCTAAGATTTGTTGCTGTTTGTTTGTGTTTCATTTGAGCCTTACTACTAGGTAGTGCAACATCGGCGGCTGCATCGTGCGCTCTTGCCCGTTTCTCAAGTTCTTCTGGAGTTGCTTTGGTACCATCTGGGTTTGAACTATTAGGATCGGGATCGGCAACTTCTGTCTTGGGCTTATATCCCTTTTTCTTCATCCAATGCGCCAATGCGAAAGGATTGCTGATATCCTTGTGTTTCTTCATACCCTTAACAGTTTTTTCCCAGCCCTTGCCTTCGGGCGCCGATTCATTTGTCTTTGTATCGGTGCGATATGATGCGTCAGATGCACTCTTCCATCCTTCTGGCTTCTTTCGTCGGTCTTTTTTTAACGCATCATAATTTGACGCGGGGGAATTCACGCTATAAGTTACTTTACCAGCACTATCTTTTGTTGCCGTTTTTCCAGACTTCGTTTTCCAAGTAGATCCCGGGGGATGAATGCGTTGTCGTGGTTTGTTCCAATACTCTCTGTTCTTTTTAAAGTTTTCTGGATCACTTAGCGACTCGTCAATCTCATTAATGAGAGATAATACCTGCTCTTCTATTCTGTTTTTCATTGAACTTCTCCCAAGAAATCATAAATCAACGAATTCAAACGAGAAATCGGTGTTGATCCTTGTGTAGACACATTCTCATTAATAAATGCACCATAAGTAGAAGGATTTGAAACTATGTCAAAACAAATTAAACTAAAGTCATCTTGTACTTCGACCGTTCCCTCATTCATTTCCTTCACCGACCCCAATCCTCGGGATGATACACCCAACCTAATATTATTCTTGATCAATTCACGAACAATGTGCCCCGCTGGGGTAGACAGTATTTGTATATCACCGATAACATTATCTCCCACAATTTCCATGCGAATGATATTTGAGCACACATTCTTCAAATTTACTACAGGAGATTCTGGATGGTCCAGCTCTCCGAGTGCGCGGCGTTGTTTAACAAATTCTTCCGAATAACTCTTTGCTTCTCTAAACAAAATCTCTTTTGGATAGACGCGACCATTCTGGTTCTTGGCATCGGCACGCTGTAATATAACATTTCTAAGAACCAACGGTGTATTTGGTTCCGATGCTTCTCTAATAAGTTTCTGTCCATATGAAATTGGACTGTATTCAACTAATAATCTGGTCATATTTTCATCTCTCTAAGCTTCTCTGCTATGCGGATCATTTTCTGTTCCAACCTAGCCATTTGCCCCATAGTTCGCTTCCAATATGAAGATGTTGGTACATTACTTTCTCTTTTTAAACGAACATTCATTGATATCATTTTATTAATTTCATCTAAATGCCGCCCGATTTCCACGATAGACTTTCCTATTTTATGTCGAGGAGTACGAGGATCTTTTTTATACTGATGGTAGCGCGAAACCGCTTCCGCCAACTTATCTACACGATGTAATGCCTTTTCTCCATCCGGAGTAAGTTTCATTCCCATCTTTTCTGCAGTTTGTCGTTGTTTACGAATAGCTTGTTTTTTACCACCAGTAAATGCCATTGGCATTAAATATGCACCCGCACCTGCACTGGTTGATATTTCTTCTATTTCTTCTTCAGATTCTGTGCACTCTTCTTTAGATTTCGTGCACTCCTCTTCGGCATCTTCAAATTGTTGGGCGTTGCCATTAAAACAATTAAAATCTTCTGGAATTACCGGCTGAAGTTCTTTACGAATAATGAAAGAAATCGCCTCGCGGAGCCGCTGTTCAGTGGTCATATAGTTTGAAAGTGCTCCAATTCCTTATCAATTTCATATGCCGTAAGTAAACTGGTCATATGATTTGATTTGAAATTCTTAAGAGTTGACATTTTCTTTAATTGCCGTAATATTTCGTGTAATTTAATCGTGATAATCTTACTTGGAACCTTTGATAATTTTTTATTTATAGATTCTGCTAATAATAATGATTCACGAACAATATATTCGCGCAACACACTACTATTAGATACATTATTAATGTACATACGCAATAAATTTTTCTGTTTTGAAGTCATATTCACATATTTTTCATTGAACTTCTCTAACAGCATGCGATAACTAAGCAAACGATGATCTTCTTCTTGATCTCTCCACACATTTGTCATTTTATTTTCAAGTACTGCCGCACCTGTACCACTACCACTCAGATGTTCCATGATAGTGAATCGTGCAGAACTAATTTGTTCAACATCTGCATCAATATTTTCTGCAATAACAGCAAATTGCTTAAAAATGGAAGCGTAAATTTTGTAAGACGGAACTCGGACGGATAAAAATTCATTCAAATCGTAATATTTCTTAATTTCACTTATCAAATTATACTTTTCTACTCTTAATTGTTTTTCATTTATCTTTTTTCTTTGTGTACAAACTAAATTAAGTAAATCTATAGCGCGTGTTTCTGATAATGGTTTAGTGTTATTGAAAAATGTGCGATACAATACTAATTCTTTGCCGAGTTCCGTCTTACCATTCATGTATTTACGCAATATATCAACCGCAGGGGAATTTTCTCGCAATGTCAATGTGTCTGCCGTTATCTGACGCACAAGAAGTTCGAATAAAACGCCCGTATTTTTCAGTTTGTTATGTTTTACATATTGCATATGTCAGCCCACCTGTAAATTATCTATAAATATACTCGTATGTGTCATCATATCAACTTATTGCCTTCCCCATCATCCATTATGTTACTTTCGTGAAGAAAATCGGTCTTTTCTTCGGGTCGGTGAGAATTTGCCAATCTAGACTTACTTAAAGTCTCTACTAATTCTCCTAGTCGCCCCCGGCGGGAAGAAGATTTGTCTAATTGCATACTCTTTCTATTTATTTTCTTACCAAACGGATCTCGACCAGCAGGATGACGATCCGTATTAAATAAATTGCGTTCTACTGGTCGGCCAACTTTATTAGCTTCCGTTACTGATGGTTCATCTAATATTTTTTCTAATTCCGCCATGTCGGGATCATCCGGGTTCGCAACAGGTTCTTCTGGTGCGTCCCCAGCGGCTGGTAATAATGGTTGTTCACCTCCGGGAGCGGGCTGGGCACCACCGGGGGGAGCGGGGGGCTGGGAAGCTTGCATAATAATTTGTTGTTCCTTACCTTGCAACCCCGCAACAAATTCAACATCCCCTTCCAACTCTTCTTGGATATCTTCCTGTTCTTTAGAGGACATTTCAAGAATATTTTCATAAATCCAACGACGAGACATGAATTTAGACTGATATAATTCCGTGGCTAATAAATTCTTGTCTTTCCACAATGCAATTTTCTCTTGCTCGTAGATTGTTGATGGATTTGTTAACGCCAATTCAAATTCTACGAGCTTTGCATCTCTAAATCCTTGCGAATACAAATGCACAATAGCAATTTTCGTTAATTCAGACACCAAAATACGTTGAATTCGCTCAATAGTACGAGCAAACCTCACATCTTGCGCCGCCAGTGTTGCTTTGCCGTTCACTTCCTCTTCATATCCAATGAAAGAATTGGGAACTTTGAATGCAGCTAACAATTTCTTACGAAGATATTCAATATCTTCTATTGCATTGAACTGCAATCCGGGTAAATTCTGAATATCAGTGCCTTGATTCTTTCCACGAACAGGAAGATAGAAATCTTCCAGAATATTTTGCATATTATAGCGAAGATTATAATCACCGGTCTTGGGATCAATAACAGGAATCTTTTTGGTACGATCCATCAACCGATTAATATACTGTTCTACTTCTGCCGGAGGAATATTTCCAACATCCACTAGAATTTTACGCTTATCGGGAGCACGAGTAATACGGTGGATTAACATTGCATCTTCCATCAATGCTAATTGCTTATGAATTCTACGACCACCCTCTAACATGCTACGACCGTATGGTAAAAAATTGGTATCACTTAGTAAGCGAAAATGGGCAATTTCAAAACTTTCAAAGTCTTTCTTATTAAAACCAAAATAATCATTTTCAATTCTGAATTTTATTTCAAACGGCTTTTCTGGATCTTGCCCTTCAACACGATATGTTTCATACACGGAAAGTGGAATTACGTTGGTAACTCCTAAATTTTCATGAATGTCCATATACAAAAAGAAATCTCCATATTTTGCCATGTTACGTACCCATGGCCAGAGATTAAATTCAATATTGAGAATATCATAGAACAGATTGTGCAGTACTTGTTGAATTTCATCGTGCTCAGAACGAACACTCAAAATTTTCCCGAATTCATCTTGTACAGTACTTTCATCTGCGTAAATATCTAAGACCGACGAAATAATTGGATCTTTATCCATCAAATCATAATCGCGAAACATCTGCAACCGGCTTGCCATGAAAGCAGAGTTTGCGTCAAATCGTCCGGATGGGCTATACCCACCACCCTGTCCCGATAAGAATACCCTGCGATACCGATCTATGGTTCCTCGATTGCCGTAGGCTTGCACATTGTCTGTGTCAACAACTCGTAATTTATTGCCACCAACCATGCGAACTACTGCCTGTGTGGAAAATAATCTCTTGAGGCGAGTATATAATGTAGTTTCCATAACCTTTTATCTATCCTTTATTATTATCATAGGTTATACCTGTGGAAAGGATATTCCTTTTTAATTTAAGAGCCCGACGAATCGGCGGGTGTTCCTTCTCCATTACCCAATGCAGATGGTTTGGTTTTTTCATATTCAATATGATTATATGCTGAATTAATACATTCTGCCGCATCTTTGATCTTTTGTATTACCCATTCTTCCACTTCATCATCCATGTCACCCAACATATTGTATATTGCAGCAGATTGTTTATGAAGACGCATCAATTTAGCCTTTGCATGCTCTTCTTCACCTTCTTCTTCGTCGTGCCCGCCCATATCTATGGATTGCTGACCAGCGGGGAATGATGATGGTAATGCTTCTTTTAAATTATTAACTTTGGGTAGGGTAACTACATTTGCAATGTCACGCAAACGAACAAATTCTTGAAGTATGGGACCATCTTTTGGTGTAACATGCGATGCTTCCAGCCCACGGGGACCACCAAGAGTTTTATTCCCAGCAGTGGCCCATAAAAATGATTCCCAATCTGCTCCATGCTTTTTCTTGAGATTGGCCACTACACTAGGTTTTGCTTTCATTGCCTTACCAATTTTATCTCGGTCGGCAACTTGGCTTTTAGTCATTCTACGACGACCGGCTCGGTCTTCTTTGTCCGTATAATGATCACGGGGAACTGTACGTTCTTTGACCACCTTCGCCAATTCTTCTCGTACAATCTTTCGAAGGTCAGATAAGTTCATATTAATTCTCAGTTGTGAAAGTACTCGGCCCCGGAGATGTAGCACGTTGTGAAAACTTATTCATACGTGCTGCGAGAGGAGATTGTACAAGTCGTTCGGCTGCTGCAGCACGATATTGTTGAAGATATTGCGGATTTTCTATATGAAATAGAATGTGTGCCGCATAATCAACAAGATCAACCTTGCCATCGCCATTTACATCAAAATGATCGTGTAATTCTTTGGGCGAAA